TTCGTTTGTATTGCTTGTATATTCAGGAAACAAACTATTATTAAAACATAAATAATCAACTAATCTTGTTGAGTAATAATTAGCGTATTCTCTTGCTTTGCCTACTAAATAATCTACTTCGTTTTTATCTACGTTTTGAGCGGTTTCACTACTATGTTTAAGAACAGATTTGTTTGTAATTGTATAAGCAGCAAATGGTATATAGTTCATTTGAGCAAACCATATTAAAGTAGGTTGTACATATTTATTTACTAATGTCAAATAATTGCCTGATAACGTACCAGCTATAATATCAGCGCTAATTTTGTTATATAAATCCGTTCCTAATAAATTTTGTATGTCTATTTCTTGAGCAACTTTAATCATAGGCAATAGCTTGTCTATATCTAAATTACCATCAATTATAGAGTTTTTCTTTATGTCTGTTGTACTAATAAATAATGCTACTGCCATTAGTTCTTAAATTTCATTTTGTTCCAATACTCTGCCGTATAACCTTTATATGGCATATCATTAGGCGCAACGGGTACTTTCTGTGCATTCGCTTCGGGCTTAAACCCTCGTTTTCTTGCTTCTGTTGTAGTTATTTCTGTACCTAAACCTTTTGCACCATCTTTGCGTACATAAGTCTTTCTAAACCATTTATGATGGCATCTTGCACCACCTTTGTATAACCAAATTGAATACGTATCAGAACCACCCTCACCAAACCCTGCGTTTACTTTTTTAGTACTCATTTGTATTATATCTTCTTTACGATATACTTTAGAAGCGTTTACCATAAGTTTACAAAATTGTCTTGATGTAGCTTGTGTTTTAAGAGGTGCATATTGGTATCTAACTAAAAACTGTACACCTTTTTGGCTTTCTTGTTCACTCGTTCCGTCTTGCTCTGATTTTGCGTTTGGTCTTGCTGTTCCCGTTGATGCTAAACCTATCATTTTGTCTAATCGCTCCTCTTGGTCATAATCTACTTCCATTTCATCTATAACATCGTAACTCTTTAAAAGTTCGCTTTCGTCTTCGCCTAAATCAATTAAGGCTTGTGCTATATCGTTTAAATGTTCGTCAGTAGTATCTTTACTCATTTTAACACCTGTTTCCTCTTCTCGTGTTTCTGCATCTGTAACATTAGACAAGTCTGTAAACTCTAAAGGCTGAAGCGTTTTAAAGTATAAATTAAGGCTTATATTGTTATAGGCTAATATCTTGTCAAAGGCATTTATTAAAAGTGTCTGAAATGGTCTAATAACAGTGTTATCCATAAGTATAGAGGCAGTCTTTAACTCCTCAGCATTATTACCTAAACCACTTTGGTCTTTAATACCTAAAAGCATTGGCGAAACTACCCTATGTGCCACCATAATCTTACGCATAGTTTCATCGCTTAAAAATTGGTATTGATTATGTGCATCGCTTAATTGTATAGGTTCTATTGTTGCTGCTGTATTTGGGTCATCATTAAAAGCTAAAATAAACTTACCTGCATTACTTGAGCCGCTAAATTTTTCGTATATCCTTTGCTCTATTAATTGTCTTTGCTCGGGGTCAGGTGTTCCATTATTAAAGTTAATTAGCATACTTGGTGCCAAACCATTCATAATGTTGTTTAAGTGATAATTGCTTATTTCTTCTTCAAGTTCGCAATATTGTAAACCCCCTTGATAATCTACGGGTGCATAGTATTTAAAACCTGCTCTATAAGGCTTAACGTAAACTATCTCTATACCCTCTTTTGATGTACCGAAATTTGGTATTCTCTTTAAATCATCAGAACGTTTATATTTCGTCCAATCATAGTGGTAAAAGTACCCCTTTATTTCGCCTTTGTTATTGCATTTTTCTGCTCTTAATGTTTCAACGGGGAAGTGTTCTACTTTTAAAATTTTGCTGTGGTCTTTTGAATAAATTACCTGCATTGCACACTGTCCCATTAACTTTAAGTCATAAGCTAATTTTCTAACACAGTCATTGTGTAGTAAGGTTATAGCTTGTGCGTAAGCATCGGGTTTTCTACTGCTATCGGTAGCATCTAACCCCTTACCAAAAATCATCTCGCTAATACCGTTAATTATAGCGTTATTTGTTGGACTTCCGTTATACCTATCAATTAAGAATTTAAAATAGTTGTTATCAGCACCATATTTTATAAAATCTTCGCCTCGTTCCTCTTTTACTACGGGTGATGTGTAGGTACTTAAACTAACAACTCTTAAATCGTTATTGTTTTTAGGTTTGTTTATTTGTTTAGGTATTCGTTTCATATCACTATATAATCGTTATCACTACTTTGTGTTACATATTGGTCTTTATTAATAGAGTAGTAGTTATTTGTTTCTTGGTCTATTGTTTGGTCTGTGCAGAATATTTTGTCTTTGTAAATAATATCTGTACCCTCTTTAATAGTTAAATCGTAATATCTACCCTCTTTTAAATTAAGTTCTTGTGTAATCACTAAGTAATTACGTTCTGTCGTTGTTGTTATACTATACGTTACATCTGTGTTTGTTGTATCATCTCTTAAAATCATACTAACATTAGTTGCATAATTTCTCGGTATAATTTTCAACGTTTGTGCTTCGGTTGTAGTTGTAAGTGTAATCATATTAATATAACGCAAAATTTTTGATTTTTGCAAATAAAGTATATATATAAAAAAAGAGAGCCTAAGCCCTCTTAATTTAATAAATAAGTATCTATACCTTATGCTGTTGGATTAATCTGCGTTGCAGAAGCATCATCAGTTATAACCGTTGAAGTAACAAAGTAAGGAGGTGCAGTTTCTTGAGCAACAAGGGTTAAAGAATAACCACTCAAATCGCCCATTGCAGCACCTGTGGCAATAGAACCACCTGTAACCTCTGCACCGTGTTCAAGTCCTGCTAAAAAGAAATTACCATTATAATCTTCAATAGCTATATGCGGTCTTGCGTGTGCAATTAGTTTTAATTCCTCTTGCGTTGCTTTGTCTTGATAAGTAAGGTTTAAAGTCAATGTACTTTCATAAAAAGTAGTGCCATTTTCTCTTGAAGAGTTAATAGCAGTTTCTAAAGTAGAATTTCCTTTTACATCAAATTGAAACCACTCAGGAGTACCTGCAAGGGCTGTAATTTCCCCTGCTGAAATAGTAGCACTTCCAAGAGTTCCGAAATCGGCAAAGTAAACAGTTTTTATACCGCCTACTGCTGATTTGCAAGGTACTTTTCTACCTGTAGTAAGTGAACAAGCCATATTTTTATTTTTATTAAAAAAGGGTAGGTAGGCATTGACCTATCCCACCCCTTTATATGTTAAACTTTTTATTAAGAATAAAGAACAATATCTGAACCTATACCGTGTTGAACACCTGCGGTATATCTCATAATTACTCTTACGTTATCAGAACCATCAAGGTCTGCCATATCTAAAACTTTAACTTGGTTTCTGTCATCAAGTAAACCTGTTCCAAAAAATAAGTTAGATTTTTGAGCCGCTACTGCTGTGTTATCAGATAAACCTTTAGCTACGAAAATGTTAATACCGTCAAAAGATAATTGACTTCCATTATACCATTGTGTACCCTTGTTATCTACACCGTTAGCACCTATAGTAGCAACAAACCCACCTAAAGCACGTACATAAGCACGAGCAATGTTAGATGATACATAAAGAGTTAAATCTTCTTTACCGTAAACTGCACTTGGTATAGCATCTACTATTTTTCCTAATTCTGCTACTACGTTTAATGATGTAACTGTACCTGCTGTAACATCTACAACAGTAGCATCAGCACCTAATAAAGTTTCAAAACCATCAAAGTTGCCCTCGCCTGCACTTCCGCTCCATATAGAGTTTTCAGTGGCATTAGCAACCTCAGCAGCTACTCTTGCTATAACGTAATCAGAAAATAATGGAGGTAAGCTATCAAAAGCACTAAAGCCCATTTGTGCAGCTTCCCAATCAGCGTGTAATTCTTTTTTACAAATTTGTAAATTTACTTGTAATTCAGTTGGAGTTAATACTCTCTCTGTTAAAGTTAAACCTGATGTAGAAGCATCAAAGTCGCAATCAGCAGAACGTACAAGATTACTCATTGCACCTACTTTCATAGCAGCTTTATACTTTACATTTGGTAAGATAGTGATAGCACCTTTGTCAAGTGTATCAGCAGATAGTAAAGCAGAACCTAAGTATTTACCTGCAAACTCGCCTGCATAACTTGAACCTGTAATTGTTGGATTTGCCATTTTTTTTTATTTTAGTTTAAATTATTAATTTTTGATAATACTCTATCAAATGTTGTTTGTTGTCTGTTTTGTGAAAATTTTAAAACAGATTTTTCTTTTTGCTCGGGACTGTGGGTTAAAGGCTCAGCAGCAGGTGTTTCGCTTAACTCCTCACGTACTTTTTCTTTTACCTCTTTAACCTCTTTTAATTCGGTTTGGTCTTGGATTAATTTTTCAATCATTCCTTTTAATTCGCCAATAACAGAGTTAAACTCCTCTTTAGAGATGTAGCTTAATTCTTCTTCTTTTTCCTCAGAGGCTTCTTCGGGTGCTTCCTCAGGTGCTTCCTCTTCTTCAGCTTCTACCTCTTTAATTTCGGCAATAATACCCTCTTCTTTTATAACGAGTATTCTCATATCTTCAAGAGTATAATCGCCAATAGGTAAGGCTACTTTGTCATCTTCGGTAACAATAAAAATTTCATTACCACTTTCAAAGGCTTCTGCTTCTAAAATAGTACCATTCTCAAGTTTCATCTGTTCTAATTGAACATCCTCGCCTAAGTAGGTTTTGATTTTTGTTAAAATTTCAGTTGCTTTCATAATTATATAACGATTTTTAATTTATATTTTGCATTTTTATATATTACTTCTTACACTTCGTAAGTCAGATATATTTTTTTGATGCATCTTTAAAATTCTTTCAAACTGACCTTTTATATCATCAGCACGCTTTACAAGTTCATCAGCACCAAGCTCTTTGGCTT